CTCCTCCAGCCATGTGTTGAGGGTCTCAGGGTGCCACCGGAGTATGCCGCGCGGACCACCGATCCGGAGCGGCGCTGGGATCGCATCGTCCTTAACCCATTTGTAGACTGCAGCCGTGGTGACACCTAGAAGGACTGATACTTCTTTGACCGTGACCAGTTTGCTAGAAGGGAATTTCATTGCTTATCTCCGTGATGGGCAGGTCGATGTCTTCTTCGCCAAACTCAGGGACCCACCACACACGAAGTGTGCCCCACGACCCGTCTGATTTCTTGTAGCGCTGACGTCCGCTGAACTCGTCGGCATTGTTCAGGCGCTTGATCTCTTCTTGTATCTTGGCTCGGTTCTCAGCCCACGGGTGGGCGCGGTTCTTCAGGAACGTGACCAGCCCGTCGATCTTAAACTTCACCCTGCCAGAGTCATGGTAGGGCTTGCCCGTCTCCATCTCCGCCGGGTCATACGCCTGTGCGCTGCCATTGCAGAAAGACTTGAGCAGATCCTCGAAGCGGCCCTCCAGCGTGAGCTCCTTCGAGACCTCGATGAAGGTGGCCTGCTTCAGCATCTTGTTGACCAGACTGGTCCAGTCGTGTGCCTTCATCGTGGATGGCATGAAGTTTATCTGTGTCAGACAGGCCTTCTGCCAGAGCGACTGGTTGTGTAACTCGTCGACCGTCAGCTCCACCCGCTTCCCGTTCACGTCCATGAAGTAGTACCGTGGCTGCGATAGGATAACCGTCAGGCCACCGACCTGAGCCTTGCTCTCGCTGTCCCCACCCACACCGTACTTCTTGGTGCGGCACACGTCCTTGTCACAGACCGAGCAGAAGGGCTCGATGTTGCAGGTGTAGAAGTAGTCCTTCTTCTGGAGCTGCTTGATGATGCCCAGCACCTCCTTGGCCTCGAGGTTCGGGGACATGAACTTCCTGTTGTAGTCCTCGACTACTTTCTCCCACGTGTCGGGATACTTGAGCTTGGCGTACACGCCCATCTGCAGGAGCGTGTTGTTCCGCATGTCACCCACCGTCCCCGTTGCTACGAGGATGCGGAGACAGGGAGGCCCGTCGGTGAAGTGCTCCTTGGATCCCGTGAGGTCCAGAGCGTCGAGCTCGACCCTCGAAACTCGGCCCTTCTCCACCGCATCCAGAAACTCCTCGAGCTCCATAGCTTCGGCATTCCGGTTGAAGCAGTAGCGCGTGGTCTGCTCAGCTTCGAAGTAGGGCATGTTGATGAAGTTGCCGAGGTCGCCTCGCTCCACCAAGATCGAGTCCTGCTTCGGGAAGATCTCACATCCGGAGAACCCCAAGGCGATGGACATCTCGGTCAGGTACTCTCGGACCAAGGATGCCGGATACCAGTTGTCCAAGAATAAGTACAAGTGCGCGCCACCAGACTTGGTGCGGCAGTGGAAGAGAGGCAGCTTGAGCTGCTGGATCTTCTTCTGGAGACCAGCATGGTCGAGGTCGTAGACGTCGATGTCCAACGCACCAAACATGCACATGTTCTCAGAGTTGATAGGTATCGCGCCGATGCCCTGCTTGCCGTCGATGTGGTCCTGAACCTGCTGGACAGTCATCTTACCACGGCGGACGAAGCTGTTCGCCTCGGCCTTGCCTTTGCGCCCGATCCTACCAACCGTTGTCTCGCCGTATGCTGCGTCTGATCCGACGTACGCAGCCAGCAATCTCGCGGCCAGTGACATTACCTGCTCCTACTGGTGTTGACGGAGGGCGGCAGACCGCCGCCCTCCAAGGCTATCCTAAAAAGGTATGCCGTCCGAATCAGACGAAGACGACCCAGAAGTATCCTCCTCCGCTGCGGCCCGCACTTCGCCCGACATGATGCTGTCACGGAAGGCCTTCGCTTCAAGTCGCAGGGATTGGTCCTCTACGAGACCGACGCGCTCTACGTTCCAGTTGTTCCACGAACCTTGGTCATTGGACTCCTCAACAGAGAACAGCCGCCACATGGTTGCAAAGATTGGGACTTGGCTCAGCATCCCCGTCTTGGGGTTCTTGAGTTTCTGCATGGAGATCTGGGAATTCCAGCGCTTGGCCACCTTAATCTGCGTGGACTTGAAGTCGATCACGACAGGCTGGTACGACCCGTCGTCGTCCACGATGAAGCAGAAGTACTGCACCGACTTGACCAACTCGTTGCCGTTGGGCAGCATCTCTTTCGCACCCGAGCGGGTCGTCCGGTGGAGGAGCGGGCTGTTTGCCGGGATCTCTCCCTTGAACCCGCCACCCATATCGCGCGGCACAAACTCAAAGTACTTGGTGGTGACGTAGCAGGGGATCACCTTGATGCCCGTCTCGCCAGCCCAGTACTGGCTGGTCACGTTGTTGAAGGCGTCACCTGCCGTGGCCCCCTCGATGTACTCGGCCTTCTTCTTGCTCAACTGCGGGCTCATCGCCTGCAGCAGACGGACGAAGGGGATCTGCATCTCGTCGCTGGAGAAGGAAGCACCCTCTCCGGCAAACTCAAAGATGTCGTCCATGACGTCGGTAGGCCCCGAACATGTCGAGGTCGATGGGTTTTCCACTTACAAAGCGCTCCTTCACGAAGGCCCTGAGTGTGGAGGAGTGAACGTGAGTCTTGTTGGAAGGCTGAAAACCCTCCTGTTCCAGACGCCCAAGCAGGTCCCCTGCCTGATTGTCTTGGCCTTTCCCGAACGTCACCGTCACATCGTTCTTGATGATGTCGTCCAGACCGTTGGACCGCAGCCATGCAAAGGCTTCGTCCTTTCGTTCGTCGGGAATGGAGGCGTACACCACGAGCTTTCGCCTAACAGTGACGCCGTCGACGTCTAGTCTGTCGACCCCCATCTCATCCATTAACTCGGGGATGCCCTCGATGGAGAGCTTCTTCCTCTCCTTCTCAAGAAACTTTAGGTGTTCCTCAGTCTGCTCGATCTCCTGTTCTACAGAGCGGAGTTTACGCACCATGTCGCTGAGAGTCTTCCCGGTATCGGAGTCCACCTTTCCGAGAGCCCCGGCCTCATCGAAAAGATCATCAAAGATATTGGACATAAGTTTATCCACTTCTGGGTTGCTTGTGGCCAGCTTGTTTGCTAACCATGAGAGAAACCATAGAAGCAGGAGAAACACATGTCAATAGAGTTTGTCAAAACTAAACCGTACCAACACCAGGTCGACGCCCTCAAGAGGGGCATGCTGCGTCCATCGTATGGATATCTCATGGAGATGGGGACCGGGAAGTCCAAGGTTCTGATCGACAACCTTGCAGGCCTGGCACTTCAGGGCAAGGTTAACTTTGCCTTGATCATCGCACCGAAGGGCGTGTACCGCAACTGGGTTGCCAAAGAAATCCCGGAGCACATGTCGGAGCGAGTAACCCATCGGGTCATCCGCTGGGTTAGTGGCGGAAATAAGGCACAGCAAGAAGAGGTGCGATCCGTACAAAAGCCGTACGATGGCCTGACTATTTTTGTCATGAATGTCGAGGCGTTCTCCAGCCTCAAGGGTCGCACCGCAGGGGAGTGGATGGCCAAGCACCTAGGCAGCCATGGTCTCATTGCCATCGACGAATCAACCACGATCAAGAACCCCAAGGCCAAGCGCACCAAGGCGCTGATGAAGATCGCCGCAGGCTTCCGGTACAAGCGTATCCTGACGGGGTCGCCCATCACCAAGTCACCCATGGATGCCTATGCTCAGTTCGAGTTCCTCGGACCTCGGCTCTTGGGCTATGATTCCTACTACGCCTTCCAGAATCGGTACGCTGTGACACAGAAGCGGCGGATGGGGGCGCACTCATTCGAACAGATCGTTGGCTACCGCAACCTCGAGGAGCTGACAGAGAAGATCGACGAGCATAGCTTCCGCGTTCTCAAGAAGGACTGCCTCGATCTGCCGGAGAAGATCTACACTGCCCGGTACATCACCCTGACGGATGAGCAGACCAAGATGTACGATCAGATCCGCAACCTGGCAATGACCATGCTCGATAGCGGGGAGCTGGTCACGGCCCCGGCTGTGATCACCCAGCTCCTCCGGATGCAGCAGATCTTGTCTGGCCACCTGAAGACCGACGATGGAGACCTGGTGTACTTCCCATCAAACCGCATGGCAGAGCTCGAGGACATCCTTAGTGAGCACTCCGGCAAGGCCATCATCTGGAGCCGCTTCCGGTACGACATCCAGCAGATCACGGCCATGCTGAACAAGACCTTTGGCGAGGGGTCCGCCGCTGCATACTATGGCGACACCTCGGACGAGGACCGCAACAACGCTGTCCGCAACTTCCAGAACCCGCACCACCCGCTTCGCTTCTTCGTTGGCAACCCAGCCACCGCAGGCTACGGCCTGACGCTGACCGAAGCAAACCTGTGCGTCTACTACGCAAACGACTTCAACCTCGAAACTCGGATCCAATCCGAGGACCGCGCCCATCGTATCGGCCAGAAGAACAACGTAACCTACATCGATCTGATCTCCGCTGGGACAATCGATGAGAAGATTGTGGAGTCGCTTCGTGCTAAGATCGAAATCGGGGCGCGAGTCCTCGGAGAGGAAGCCCGCAAATGGCTCAACCTGAAACCGCAGAAGGATATGTTCTAATGGAAGACCGTCTCGAAGATCACGACGAGGTGATCGAAATTATCGTGGACTATAAGAAGGGGTTCTACTCCAAGCAGAATGCCATCCGGCAGTTGGTCAAGCGTGGCTTCGAGCCCAGCATTGCAGAAGTGATGCTCATGTCCATGAAGAAGGACAACGTGGTTGATATCCGGGGCTACAGCAAGCAGCCTCCCCACTTGCTAAAGGGTGCCGAGACGCTAAGGCGGCAGAGCGCTTGCAGAAAAGCTGCGGTTAAGGTAGAAACAGACAACAAGTGAAGGGGTTGTCATGACAAAAGATGATCAGAAGTTTCGCAACGTAGGTCTCCTGCTTGAGGACCACGAAAAGTTGCGGCAGCTCGCTGACCGTGAGCAGAGGTCCATGGCCCGGCAACTGTCGGTCTTGATCCGTAAGGCCTTCGAGGAAACCCAAGTCGAGGTGGTGTGATGCAGATCAACCAAGATACACTTGAGCTTGTCAAGGAGTTCGAAGGCTTCCGCGCCAAGGCATACAAATGCCCGGCAGGTGTCTGGACCATTGGCTACGGCACGACCGCCGCCGCTGGTGTGGGCATCGACCCGAAGCCGGGCGTGACCGTGACCGAGGAAGAGGCCGAGGATCTTCTCGAGAAGACCATGGAGAAGTTTGGCGAACAGATCAAACCCCTCATCACCGCACCCATCAACAACAATGAGTACGGTGCCTTCCTTAGCTTGGCCTACAACATCGGACCGGGGGCTTTCAAGAAGTCCTCGGCGCTCCGTCTGTTCAATGCAGGCGACAAGGCAGGCTCTGCCAAGGCGCTCCTGATGTGGAACAAGGCAGGTGGTAAGGTCTTGCCGGGTCTGACCCGCCGCCGCGAGGCCGAGAAGAAGCTCTTCCTCAAGCCCGTCCCGACGCCTGATTCTGAGGAGGCGGTCCGTGCACCTCGGACCTCGCTTGCTCAGTCCAAGACTCTGCAAGCTAGCACCTTGGACATTGCAACCAAAGCTGGCGCTGGCGTCACGGCCCTTGCCGCCCTCGATGGGAATGCCCAGTACATTGTCTTGGGCTTCCTTGGCGTGAGCGTCCTGTTCACCCTCTGGATCATGCGTGAGCGTCTCCAGAAGTGGGCCGAGGGGGTGCGCTAATGTTCGGGCGCATCCAGCTCTATGCATTGCTTGCCTTCGCTTTCGTGGCTGGGATGCTGGGCATCTACGTCAGTGGCGTACAGCGGGGCATCGACCGCACCAAGCGGAAGATCGACGAGAAGCGTCTCTCCAGTATGAAGACCGCCAAGGAGGTCGAGGATGAAGTTGAAATCTTGGACGATCCCCATCTTGCTGCTCGGGCTAGTGAGTGGGTGCGCGAAGATAAGCGGGGATAGCTACTGCGATATAGCTTCGGAGCTATATTTTGACACCGAACAAACCGTCTCGTGGCTGTTGCAAAATGATCGTACACTTCTAGTGGATATCATCGTTCACAACGAGACTAAGAGACGGATATGCGGAGCACCGAAGCCCTCCGCAGGCTAGGTCATTCTTCTTCGAACGGATCGACGTCGAAGTCATTGATGTTCACGGCCCACACGCGGTGAGACGACCGCTTCTGGGACGGCTCACTGAACACATCTGCCAACGCAATCTTCCCCTCGGCGAACAGGCCCAGGCACAGGCTCCCGATCTCTCCGGAGTTGGAGTTGAGCAGCCTGCCGAGGGTGGCTGTCCGCAGAGGACCGTGCTCTTCCAGAGCGTCAATGATGCGGAGGCCTAGGTCTTTCTCTGGCACCTCGACCCTGGGCTCTACGTCCGTGAACACAGACCCCACCACTTCACATCGGACCGCGCGCCACGGAACTCGGTCCTGCTTGTCTGAGTAGTTGGCCACGACGTAGGCTTTGACCTTGTCTCCCGGCTGGATCTTGAGCGCCTCCATGATCCGGGAGTTGATGAAGACCGACTCGTTGTCCGCGGTCGTTGCAAAGGCGCTGTTCGAAAGTGTTACGTCTAGGACATAGACCTCTTTTACCAGAGGTGTAATGGCTTCATTCTGCATTGCTGTTCCTGTCGTTGCTTGTTCTAGTTTACGGGTTGTCGCGAGGGGCGCTTGGTGAAGATGAGCCGTAGCGCAGTCTGATCTTTGACCAACACAAAGCTATGTGCTGCGCCCCTCGTGGGTTAAGTTATCGTCTCAACCCATTGCCTGCAACCGCTTTTGTTCTTCCAGCTTCCGCAAGGCGCGCTCGATTGAGGCCTTGCTGGCGGAGAGCTTTTCTTTCTTGGGCGGCTTGTATGGATCAATCTTATCGACCCACACACGTTCCGGCGCAGTGAGCGGCTTGCCAAAAGTCATGAGCGGCAGGACAATGCCGAACCGTTCGCAGGCGCTCTCGATACTCTTCCTGTGGAAGCCGAAGTGCTTGCTTGCCTGCCCTGCATTCCAGCGTTTAGCCAGTGCGCTCTCCATCATATCGCGCGTTATAACTCTGCGGCCACTCATAGGCTCTCTCCTTGATCGCATTAATCTCTGGTAGGTTTTGTCTCAGCATATACATGATGAGGTCAAGTTGTTCTTGGGTGGCCCACATGCCTCCCGGCACCCGGACATAGCCCGCTGCGCGCAGGGCGCGGGCACCGGGGCTAGTGTCGCTGGGTGCTCGGCTCATCAGTCGCTGTCCGTTGTGATTTCGTAAGCTACAAGATGCAGAACACCAACGGCAGCGGCGAGGGGCATTCGCCCGCTATATTCATAGATCAGGGCTTTGATGCGGTCGCCCAGTTCCCCGGTCACGTCCTCGGCCCTCTTGCCGTCGCCCTTAAAGATGCGGATGTCAGTCATGGCTCTCTCCCTTGTTCTTCCCGAAGGCGAAGTCGATCCACTCCTCGCAGGCATCGAAGGCGTGTTGGATGCCCTCGATATTCCCTTCACGAACAGCTTCTCGCAAGCGGTTCCACTCAGTCAGCATCTTAGAGACACGTCTGTTCCCGTAGCGGTCAGTCATGGCTTTCCTCCTTCACATTCGCCCGCAGGTAAAGCTTCTTGGACCCGGCCCCGCAGGTCTGGCAAGGCTTCAGGTCGTCAATGACGTTAGAGGCATTAAGCCTCGCAATTGCAGCGGTGTGCTGGCTACCGAGGCGTTGGATTAGTTCTTCGTCACTCATGGCTC